GAGCGATTCAACCGCTTTCAAAGGCGCGGACATCGCCGCTATTAAGGCGGCTGTGGCCCTGATTGCCGGTTTAGATTCTACTAAGGTGTTTGCTGAACAAGCTGACACGCCGGTGACCATGACTGCGGCGAATCCAGGAGAGACCAATGTGCTGAACCTGACGGCGGCGGCATCGACTCGCTATCTCATTCGTAGTCTGCGCTTGAAGTGCGCAGATCCAGGAGCCAATACCGTGACAGTTCGGCTATACGAACTCGTCAATGATGTGCTGACGGCGGTGGCAGACTTCGCCATAGACGCCACCAACTTCGCAAATCATCATTCTTTGATGGACATGTTTGGCCTGACCCACTTGGCGGGTGACCAATTAAGGGTCACAGTTGGGGCTTCCGCTGGAGGCCCATACGCCATCACGGGGCAATATTCGTATGCCAAGACTAGCGCCTAAGAAAGGATGGTGAACAAGGTAAATGGCGAACACAAGCTGGTTGCAGAAACTCAAGAACCTGATAGGAACCCCGGCTGCGTCCCTCAGCGCGGACATTGCGGCGATCAAGGGTGAGACCGCAGGGATTGCGGCGATCCCGACCACAGCCCAGCGCGGTACTGACAGTGCTATGCTGGCTGCGAATGGTGCCCTGGAGGCCACCCTGACGGCTATCAAGGGTGCCACGTGGTCGGACGAAACCCTAGAGTCCATAGTGACCAAGATTGAGGCCCTCAGCACGGCTGGAACCTACCTGGAGCAGATACCAGATACCGACATCTCCCTGGCGGCTATTGATGCTACGCTGACAGCAGACCCGCCCGCAGCGGATGCTGCAAACAAGGTGGTGGACATTGACGTGTCCAGCGGCAAGACCTACGTGTTGCGCTCGCTGCTCATCAACATCACCAGCCTCGGCGCGGCGTCCAAGCTGACGTTTAAGCTGTGGACTATGCTTGGAACGGCGGTCACTCAGGTTGATTCGGTGGACGTGTCTGCGACTGGTATTCAAAACCTATTCGACCTGTTCGGAGTGCAGGAAGTATTCGGGGATGGTATTTGGGTGACGGTACAGAGCGACACAGGATCAGATGCTGCTCTGGTCGGCACGTACAAGTACGCCCAAGCGTCTACCTAGTCGATGAAAAGTGGCGCTAGTCTTGGTTTGTTACTTGATGAGGTGAAACATGGCTGAAGTCTTAACGGCTCCGATAAGCGAGGCAGAGTATCACACCTACAACCTGCTGAAGTTGCCTACTGCCTTTGCAGGCGATGGGGTGACAAGACTTCTTAACCAGTCTTGGGCCGCCTTCAAGCAGGAGTTTGGCATCAACCAGCCTATCGAGTCCACGGCCAACACGGATGTCTATGAGTTCCCAAGTCGGTACGCCAATCTGGACGTTGCCTCTGCTGCCATCCGGTTGGTGCTCCGGTACTTGCCGATCATCTCAGTCACCAGCGTGAAGTGGGCGCTACTGTCCGCGCCAACAACATGGAATACCTGCTCTGTCTTTGGCACTCTGCGGGATTCCGTCCTGGTCAGTGACAGCCCATTCGTCAGGGGGGACTATGGCCTCTTCCAGGTGGTCTACACCTCGGGCTATGCCACGGTTCCTGCTGATCTCAAGCGGGCTTGTGCGCTGATGGTACACCACCATTTGTCGTACGGCTTCTACCCGACGCAATCCGGCGTCATCGCCAGCCCAGACGAGAGTTGGAAGGAACTGGAGAAAATCGCCAACAGATACCAGAGGGTAAGGTAATGGCAGTCATAGAGGTCACTCTTGAGGGATTTGAGAATGCTCAGAAGGTGCTCAATAACCTGGCTGAACAGATCGAGCGCCCTGGACAGAAGGTGATGGACCGGCTAGGTGAAGCGGTTATAGATGATATTGACAACCGTTTCATGACTCGTGGATATGGCACTTGGGCCAATCTCAAGCCGGCAACCTGGAAGCGCAAGAAATCGGGCACGATTCTCATTGAGACTGGAGAGATGTTCGCCGGCACCCGCATTGACTGGACTACTGACAACGACGTCAGCGTGTCGATAAACAAACCCAGCAAGCCCGCAGTGCCAGGGTATCACCAGACAGGCACAAGGCACATGGTAGCTCGGCCACTAGTGGAGGTGACGCCAAAGCTAGAGAAGGAATTGGTCGAAGTGGTGCATAAGTGGGTTGAGGACATGCTGAGAGCGTTTGAGACGGAGGTTTCATGAGGTCAACTATCGACCTGATCATCACTACTCTCCGGGCGGGCATGACCACTGATCTGGACGAGGCATCTGATTTCTGGGTGAAGGAGTGGTACACCGGAGATCCGCTGGGGGTGCCGATGATCACTACACCAGCAGGTGCGGTTATACCAGAGGTGCCATCCTCTCGCCTGATCGAGTTTGTGGGGTTGGACACCATAACCGACACAGTGGCCATACGCTTCTACCAACTGGCAGACCAGCCGGTGGGGGAAGCGCCTGAGGTGACCAAAGGCCTGACCAAGCTCCTGTCGATGTTGGAGATAGCGCAGCAACTCCTGCGGGTAGATCCCACGTTTGGCTCTCAGTTCGTAATGTCTGAGATACGGGACGTGAACGCTCAGTTGCCCGGCATTCCTGGCCAGAATGTGTACCGGATCGCTCAGATTAGGTTTGAATGCAAAAGACGCGCCCTTTGGGGCACATAAGGAGGCGACATGGCAGCAGGTTTGAAAGCTCTACGGAAAATCCAATTGGGGTTGGAAACCGTCCCAGGAACTCCTGTTGCTGCGACGACACGGCTGTTGGGGCAGATGAAATATGACCTCGACCAGAAGCTGTATCGTGCAGAAGACTATGACACAGGCCGATTGTCCAGCTTTGAAAGATCAATCCCAGTGGCCATATCGGCCAAGCTACCATTCGAAGCCGATGCCAACTATGAACAGTTGGCCTACCTCCTCGGCATGGCCATCAAGGGGGGCGTGGCTGGTGTGGGGGGTTCCTCCCTCTACACATGGACCTACCTTCCGAACCTTTCATCACTGAATGCAGTGAACACCTACACCATTCAGTATGGAGACGACATTCAGGCGTTCGTGAGTGCATTCTGCTTTGCTCAGGGTCTGGATTTGTCCTGGGCGCTGGATGATGTGGTGAAGGTCAAGGCCGCGCTAGTGGGGCAGACAGTAGCCACCACAACGTTTGTGGGGGGCCTGGTGTTTCCGGCTACTCTGAACCCAGTCATCACCAACACCGGCAAGTTGTACATCGATACGACATGGGCCGGATTGGGAGGCACCGTCAAGGCGGCCACGCTGCTGGATGGCACATGGAAGATCACAGAGGGCATGATTCCGATCAAGTACCTGGACGGGTTCCTGTGGAACTCAGACAAGACGGAGAAGAAGCGCCATATCGAGCTGGAAGCTACCATGGCCTTCAACCCCAACTTGACGGCGTTGTGGGCAGCTTACACAGCCAGCCCTCAGACAGCTATCTTCGTCCGCATCAAGTTCACAGGACCGGTTACTGGAGCTGGGAACATGTCGTTGACTCTTGAGGGGTGCTTCACTATAGAGAAGCTACCCCCGCCTTTTGAGGACCGAGAAGGCCAGAACATCAGCAAGGTGAAGTTGGTGTCTCAGTATGACCCCGTATCGGGCAAGGAATGGCAAGTCGTGCTGACCAACGCTATCGGCACACTGCCATAGGCCGTGGGCTGCAGGCAGGAATAGAAAGGGAAAAAGGGAGGGCACCATGAGTTGGGTTACCAGGGAAGTCAAGATTCAGGAATACGGATGGGTGGTCAAGATGAGGGATGTCAGCCGGAGAGAACTGATGATTCTCAATGAATCCGACGCATCGAAAGACATGATCCCGATTCTGCGAGTTCTTGAGGGGCTGATAGTAGAGTGGGACGTGACAACTAGAGACGGCCAGAAAATGCCAATCAACGCTGAGAGGATGATGGACCTTCCGAATCAGGTGATTGCCGAACTTCTGGGGCCAATCTTTGATCGTGCCTCGGGAACCAGCAACCCAAAAGCAGGCTCCGCCTCCACGCCTACTACAGCGCCAAAGCCAGAGGAGATACCCCCAGAACAGCACCCTTAGAGGTAGTAGTGTATGAACTAGCCAAGAAATGGAGCAAGTTGCCGAAAGATATCTGGGACTTACCTGCGATCGATTTCCAGGAGATGCTGGATCATTGGGAGATTGAGGCGTTCGAGGTGAACAATGGCTGATCAGCAAGTCAACGTGATCGTCAACGTCATAACCAAGGGCCAGGAGAAGCTCAAGGAAGTCAGCCAGGACTTGATGAAGACTGGTAAGACTCGGGATGGCCACACGGCCATTACTACGCGAGCCAATGATGTCCTCTCCAAGAATAATGTGACTCTTGGCCAGCAGATACCCCTTCTGCGAGAGTTGAATCCCGTGTGGGGGGCTTTGGGTATTAGCTGGCTTGCTGGGGCCACAGCCATAGCGGGCATCAGCGCGGGGGCCGTCATGGCTAACCAAGCCTTCAATTCTTGGTTGGCGTCCACGGCCTCTTTAACAATGAGCTTCAACACGCAAACACAGTCAACATGGAGCTATATGGATGTTGTCAAGGAGTTGATGTCTCTGCATTTAGACACGGGGATCACTATGGAGAGCCTATCAAATGCCATGAAAATCCTGAATGCACAGACCAATCAGTCAGGTACTTCTCTTGATATTCTGACTCGTGCGATCAAGGTTCATAAAGATACACACCTCCCTCTCATTGATGTTGTGACGGAGTTAGGCAAAGCCTATCACGACGGCTATATGCTGGCGGGCCAAATGATACCCGCAGGACCCGGAGCGGTCAACGCCTTGATAGCCAGAATGGAAGAGGGCGCGGACACGTCCCTACAAGTCAAAACGAAGATTGATGACGAATGGTCTACTACATGGGAATCCGTAAAGCTGTCCTTTGGGGCGTTGGTCGAGATAATCAAACTGGGTGCTATAGAGGTTCTCAAGCCGCTGGATTTGCTAGTCACCGCCATCCAGCAATTCTGCATTGGCGATTGGGAAGGGGCCTGGGGTTCTTTAGTGAGCGTGGCCTCTCTTGCTCTTAATCCCCTCTCAGGCGTCTTCTCCAGCTTGCTAGATTTCATTCCTGATCCGTGGCTGACAAAGTTAAGTGGCGCTGTTGATTTCTTCGCTCATGGCAAATGGAAGACCGCACTCGATGTATTGACAACGATTGTCGAAGCAGTGCAAAACCCCCTTGGGTTCGCCTTAGACCAACTGACAAAGCTAATCAAGGATAAATGGCCGAGCATTAGCAACTTAACGAAGAGTCTGTTTGGGCAAATAACTGGGGCCACAACGGAGGCGGGGAATACGGCCGCTTCCGGTGCGGGTAGCGTCTTGAAGTCAATTGGTCACTTCTTCGGGCTTCAGGAAGGCGGACGCATCACTACTGGTGGCGGAGTGTGGGTTGGGGAGAGGGGACCAGAGCTGTTGAATCTGCCAGCGGGGGCGCAGGTGGCACCATTGGATCAGGGGAGGTCTGCTGGCCCGAACATTTTACAGGTCTACATCGGCAACGAGCTTCTATCCCAGTTCGTGATTGATGATCTCAACACAGCGGTCCGCCTCAGAGGAGGCCATTAGAAAGGAGATGTCAGTCTAGTGCTATTGGGGCAGAACTTCACGTAGGGGTGCTATGCATGAGCTTAAGGTATGCATGGAAACTGAGGATTTTTGGTTGGATGGTAAGAGGTTGATTTTAGCACAGAGACCGACAGCTATTCTAGTGAAGTTGGCCTCCAGAATGGGAGGCACAGTTTCTATGGACAGCCTGTGCAAATGTTGGGGATTCGATGACAGTGTCTTTGATGACCGGCACTGTGTCATGAATGTGGTGTGCAGGCTGAAAAAGATTCTGGGCAAGGATTCTATCATCACGCGCCCAGGAATCGGGTACTTCTTGAACATGAAGGTTGTGCCGATCAAGCTTGAAGATATCGAAGGGTTGATTAGTTCCTGAAAGAGGTACTATGGCAGAGATATTAGGCGTGGAAATAAATGGTGTTCCGGTGCCTAGCATCCAGGAGAGTACCATCCGGATTGAATCCATTCTTGGCCGGACTCTGGGCAGCGCCAAGATGACGATACACGACAAATACGCCAACCTTCCGGTCAATGAATTGTCTGACGTGGTGATCTACCGGCGGGATACAGGTGAAAGAATCTTTGGCGGGCTGTGCTCCATACCTACAGGTTGGACTGAGGGTCGAAGCCGATGGTGGGAGCTGAATTGCCAGCAATACACAACGCTACTTGAGACCACGCTGGTGTTCAACTCCTATCCATCTGGGTTCACTTATGATGGGTTGACGGGAGACAAGGCCATCATCGCCCACTTGTTTGAGAGGTCGGTCGTGGGGTTGGGTGGGGGCGAAGGGTTAGCTAGCGAAATCAACGCAAGGACCTACGTTCAGCAAGCGCTCACCAGTATGGCCGCTATGTTCTTCTTCTACACGTCCTTGCTAGAGGCCATGGTCACTATCAGCAACTACTCGGGTTGGAACTTCCGAGTTGACCATTACAAGCGCCTCCATTACTACCTTAGGGAAAGCGCCCCTGCTACGTTCAACCTCAGTTCCGAGCCAGATGGTGTCACCACTATTGGCTATCATGGCCTGAAGTGGAAGCGTGATGGCACCTATGTCCGGAATGCGTACCTGATGTTCGGTGCCAATCTCTTCAGTAGCCCGCAGGAGTATATACTCCCGAGTAACGGAGCTGACGAGGTGCTGACATTGGGTATCTACGACATTGGCATCAATGTGGCACTGGCCGCTCCACCAGGGTTCAGGACCATCAGGGTCTTCAAGAATACCGGAACCGATGAAACGCCAGTGTGGGCTGAGCAGGTTGTCGGTATTGATTACATAGACACCATACCCCCCAAGCAAGTGCTGCATTCACCGATTGGCCAGACACTAAGGTTCGGGACTGCTCCGCCTAACCTCACAAGCTCGGTCAGGATCATTGCTCTCATACCTTTCACGGGGGGGCAACCGGACAGTGATGCAGCATCCATCCTGAAGTATGGTCGGTTGTTCTCCAAGCGATTGGTGGCCAGTGATGCCAACAGTGTGGCTGCTCTTAGGGCTAAGCTATCGTCTTACAAGCAGCAGTTCGCATATGCTGTGGAGATGTGTACGTTGAAGGTGAATGACTCTGACTTCCCTGTTGGCAGCACAGCCAGGTTTGAAGTTGGTCAGTTCGTGTATCTGACCAATAGCATTTTGGGCATCCTCAACAAGGGATATGTGGTCCATCGTGTTACCACTACCGTTCTTGGGGGCCAGCTCAGGCAGTACGATTTGGAACTCAGGAGTTGGTTCACGGAGGTAATAACGTAATGCCGGGATACGGGGACGACAGAACAGTTGACCTTCCGGAGCTGATAGCTCAGACGCAAAAGGAAACGGAGCCACCGCTTCCTCCTAATGCTCAGCTACTACCCAGATACTTAGGGGTGGCAGACCTGCTAGACGCTCCAACCGATGAGGTAGCGGTGGATGCTTTAGGGCCGAAGTATTACTGTGCCCCTCCAGGTGATGGTAAAGACCCCATCAAGGCCGGATTCTGGATTGTGAGTTGAGGTGAAAGATATGAGACAACCGCTGGTGTTGAAGGATGTGATGAAGGGACTGAGCGGTCGGGTGGAGCTGTCTGCTATTGACCCCAAGACAGGACTGGTGGTAGCTCGCCGCAAGAGGAAGAACCTGGTGGTGACTGTGGGTCGGTATTTGGTGGCCGACCTGTTGATAGCCACCTATGGCACCGGCCTTCACTATTGTGGTATCGGGGTGACCGATACGGAGCCTGACCTGCTAGATGTAGCACTAGCGTCTGAACATAGTAGGAGGGTGGTGACCTTGGGTTCTAGGACTGACAATGAGGCAGCGCTGCTGACGTACTTTCCCAGAACCGAATCGGACTGCTACATTAAGGAAGCCGGCATGTTTGGTGGGTTGGCCACCATGATCAAGGACAGCGGTATGTTGTTCTGCCGAGGGCTGATAGCCTACGATAACAGTGCTGGAACGTATGATGTGTCGATCCTGTGGACAGTCACTGTTGGATGAGAGGAGTGTGAACCATGGCTGTAGTTGAAGGATTCTGGGTAGCTGGGCTTGAGGGTTCCGAGGCTAGGATGAATGCCTGTCTGACGCTGATTGGTACGGCGGCTGAAATCACAGCCTTAAATGCGGCCACCTACAAGCGGTGCTTCGCCTATGCTACCAATACGTATCAGTTCTACTATTCCAATGGGTCAACATGGGTGGTGATGGGAATCGGTGTTCACACTCACCAATCAGATGGTCAAGGTGGGCATCTTGTGGATGGCGTGGATGTATCGGTACTGAAGTCGCAGGCAGATGCAAACACAACAGCAATGAACGCGGTCGAATACACAACCCCAACAAGGGCAATTTCCACCATATATCAGAACACCACAGGCAAAATGCTGTTTGTGACTGTTACGGTGATCCTCCATAACGATTACACAGGGGCTATGGCGAGTGCTCATTGTGATGCGGCCTCCACTCCTGGCACTATGGTGGCTTATGCAGCAAAGAACGGTGTGGTAGGTGCGGAGATAGAAATGGAAACGAACCTGGTCTTCATTGTGCCTAACAATCACTACTATAGAGTTCTGCAGGACACAGGTGTAGTCACCATCCGTTACTGGCGCGAATGGAAGCTCCACTAGGGATAGAGAAGACTGCATGTTTGACATGGCTCGTTGGGGCGGATATCTCAGAGAATGGAGGCAGAACGCGCAGGCAGACGGCGCAGATTCCATGTCGATTCTCTTGCTCTTGCTGTTACAGTGCCAGGAGATCGCCACGATCACGGAAGCACAGATGATCCAAACGGAGCAACGGCTCAAGGATATGTTGGTGGTTCTTATGAAGAGAGAGGAGCTCGGGTAGATGAAAGATCAGACTGACCGCCAGATACTTGAGAGTATCCTCACTGATGTTCAGGCTATCAAGTCTGAGATGATCATTCAGAACGGCGAGATAACCGCTGTGTGCAAGGATGTCTCCGGTCTCAAGAAGGATGTGTACGGCAATGGCCAGCCAGGACTCAAAACGGACATGAACGTGATAAAGACCAAGATGGGGCTGATCATGTTTATTGGCGCAGTCATTATTACGTCTACCATCGGCACGGTGGTGGCTTCGGTATGGTCACTGCTGACAGTGCTGAAAGGTAAATAGGGCATCAGCTAAGGAAAGGAGGCAAACCAATGGATTTCTGGAATGAGTTCGTATCCGGCGTCAACATGGGTGCTCTGTACACCATCGTGGTCCTGATCCTGGCCAACTTGTTCTTCGGTCTGGTACTGGCCATCAAAGGGGGCAAGTTGGAGCTGGTGAAGCTAGCAGACTGGATCACCAAGCGGATCGTGCCCTATGGACTGGGCTATCTCGGTACGGTGGGCATAGCCGCTTTGCCCGCACTAGCGTCGGCTGACTACGCAGAGTGGTTCAAGGCTCTCCCTATTACAGTGTTTGTCTTCATTGTCGCCACATTAGTCGGCAAGTTGAAGGAACAACTGCAGGAGCTGGGGCTGCTTATACCGAACCTACCCTTTGAGGCCAAGAAGCCAGAACCCCCATCCTGACCCACCTCCCAGCGATAGCGGCCCTGGGCTTCGGCTGGTGCCCCCGAGGTCTGGGGCCGCCGGGTGCTGGGCCGCGGGCGTCGGTGCTGGTGTAGTGTCCCGCGACGGGGTACGTGACATGATAATGGCAGTGAGCCCAAAGAGGGCAAGGATGATCCCAATAACTAGCGCATGTCTCTTCCAAGTCCAGTCTGATTGCATGACCCGCCCTCCTCCCCCAGCAAGCTCTCAACCGGGATCCCGCCGCTTTGACTGGTCCCTCGCCTCTTGGGCTCAGTGTACTGAATGACCATCTTCAATTCTACCACTCTCTATCAAGCATCTTGTGTTGACTCCCATATCAATCCCCCTAGCCATTTATATAGTATGGAGTAATGACTGACAAAAGGGCTTGACACACCCCTGTGACGCAAGAGTATAATGCAGGGATAGGAGTGGCTTGGGGATGGATCCTGAAAGACAGCGAGAAGTTGACTGGTGGTTGGGGTT